CAAACCTTAATAATAGCTTTATTATTAGGGGGTATGATTTTTCAACACTTATTTTTAAGTAACTCTTATAAAAAAGAATATTATAGATTACTTAAGGAACAAGAAGAAAAATATGAACAACAAATAGGAAAGTTACATAACTCAAACGATTCTATTTTAGATATAAATAAAGCAATTGAAAAACAAATTGCTGATATAGATAAACAAATAGCTAAAAAAGACATTGAACTAGCTAAATTAAAGAAACAAAATGCACAAAATACTGCTAAGCTTAATGCTATGTCTGACGCTGAGCTTTCCGGCGCTTTCACAAAGCTCTTCAACTGAACCTCTAGTTTCAGTCCCTCGTTCTACTGTTATAAATGCTATAACAAAGTATAACGATTGTAAACTTGAACTTCAATATAGCCAAGAAAAATTATTTGCTACTGAAACTAAAGTAAAACTTTATCAAGAGGAAATAACAAACCTAAGTAATCTTATTCAAAATAAAGATATTGAAATAACTAATTTAGGTGAAATAATTAAATTAAGAGATAGTGAAGTGAAAGCTTTAAAGCAAGCTAAAAAAGCTAAGTTTTGGAATGGTGCATTAGTAGGATTTGGCAGTGGTATGATTGCTATATTCACAGTGCTCCAGTTATAATATTATGAGTGATCAGGACTTAAGGAAAATAATCCAACAGGAATATATTAAGTGCGCCCAAGACCCAGGCCACTTTATGCGTAAATACTGTTACATTCAACATCCACAACGTGGTAGAATAACATTTAATCTTTACCCATTCCAGGAAAAAGTACTCCATTTATGGAAGGATAACCCATATTCTGTTGTTTTAAAATCTAGACAGTTAGGTATTTCAACTCTAGCTGCTAGTTACTCTTTATGGTTAATGACTTTCCATAAAGATAAAAACGTGTTATGTCTCGCTACTACTCAGGAGACAGCTAAAAACATGGTTACCAAGGTTCGTTTTATGTATGATAACTTACCTTCTTGGCTTAAAGTAAAAGAAATAGAAAACAACCGTTTAAGTTTAAGATTAGCAAACGGTTCTCTAATTAAAGCAAAATCCTCTAATACTGACGCAGCACGTTCAGAAGCAGTATCTTTACTAATAATTGACGAGGCTGCCTTTATCGATAACATAGCAGAAACATGGGCATCAGCACAACAAACACTTGCCACCGGTGGTGGAGCAATAGTACTTTCAACACCATATGGAACTGGAAACTGGTTTCATCAGACATGGGTGAGAGCGGAAGCACAGGAGAACGACTTTTTACCTATCAAATTACCATGGTATGTCCACCCAGAGAGGGATGAGGAATGGAGAAAAAAACAAGACGAATTACTAGGTGATCCTAGAGCCGCAGCTCAAGAATGTGACTGTGACTTTAGCACCTCAGGTGATACTGTTTTCTATTCTGAATGGTTAGAATTTATAAGTCAAACTACAATTAAAGAACCTGTTGAAAGACGAGGTACAGATAAAAACTTATGGGTTTGGGAACCAGCTGACTACTCAAGAGATTATATGGTAGTAGCTGACGTAGCTAGAGGTGATGGTAAAGACTTCTCAGCAGCCCATGTGATGGACATTGAAACCAATACTCAAGTCGCTGAATATAAGGGACAATTATCACCTAAAGAATTCGGTCACTTCCTTGTAGGTTTAGCCTCAGAATATAATAATGCATTATTAGTAGTAGAAAATGCTTCAATTGGTTGGGCAACCATTGAAACTATCATGGAGCGTGGCTATCAGAATTTCTATTCGTCACCTAAGAGTGATCAATTAACAGCTGAGTCGTATTTTAACCGATATGAATTTAGTGATAGTTTAACTCCTGGTTTCACAATGTCAATGAAAACAAGACCTTTAATAGTAAATAAATTTAGAGAATATGTAGGTGATAGAAGTGTCACTATCAACTCTAAACGTCTATTAGAGGAAATGAAAGTATTTATATGGCGTAATGGTAGACCTGAAGCTCAATCTGGTTATAATGATGACTTAGTAATGTCATTTGGTATTGGAATGTTTTTAAGAGATACTTCACTTAAATTCCAACAACAAGGACTTGATATGACCCGAGCCGCTTTAAGCAACATGGCTAAAAATACTACAGCAGGTGTATATAATGCTAACACAACCCAAAATCCCTATATGCAAAAAATAGGAAACCAACAAGAGGATCTAAGATGGCTCCTTTAATATTTATGATAATAATTTAAGCAATGGCTGATACTAGTATTTTTTCAAGACTAAAAAGACTCTTTTCAACTGATGTCATCATCAGGAATGAAGGAGGAAATCAACTTAAGGTAGTTGATACTGATAAAATCCAAACTAGTGGTGAATTTCAAACTAACTCATTAATAGATAAGTTTAATAAAATTTACACTAACCCAGCTGCTACCTCTCTTTTAGGCCAGCAATTTAACTTACAATACCAGTATCTTAGAACTTATCTATATAGTGACTATGATACAATGGATACAGATGCTATTGTAGCTTCTGCTCTTGATATTATTGCTGATGAATGTACTTTAAAGAATGATATGGGTGAGGTACTTCAAATTAGAAGTAGTGATGATGATATTCAAAAAATTCTTTACAACTTATTCTATGATGTACTTAACATTGAGTTCAATTTATGGTCTTGGACTCGCCAAATGTGTAAGTATGGTGATTTCTTCTTAAAGCTAGAAATTGCAGAAAAATTTGGTGTATACAATGTAATTCCTTATACAGCATATCATATTCAAAGACGCGAAAACTTTGATATGCAAAACCCAGCTAAAGTACAATTCCTTTATTCACCAGATGGTTATTATACAGGTGGCTCAGGTTATTATTCAACCCCAAATACTAAACCATCTGAAAATCAAATTGTATTTGATAACTATGAGATAGCTCACTTCCGTTTATTAACAGATGTTAATTATCTTCCATATGGTCGTTCATATCTAGAACCAGCTCGTCGTCTTTACAAACAATATGTGTTGATGGAGGATGCAATGCTTATCCATAGAATTGCTCGCGCCCCAGAAAAACGTATTTTTTATGTTAATGTAGGTAATATTCCACCTCAAGAAGTTGAAGCATTTATGCAGAAAACTATTGCAACCATGAAACGTACTCCGTTAATGGATGAAAAAACAGGTGAGTACAACCAAAAATATAACATGCAAAACTTACTTGAGGACTTCTATATCCCAGTAAGAGGAAATGACTCAGCTACTAAAATTGAAACTACAAAAGGTTTAGAATATAATGGTATTGAAGACGTAGCTTATCTAAGAGATAAGTTATTCGCTGCCCTTAAGGTACCTAAAGCCTTTATGGGTTATGAAAAAGACTTGACAGGTAAAGCTACTTTAGCTGCTGAAGATATACGTTTTGCTCGTACAATTGATCGTATTCAAAGAATTGCTCTATCTGAATTATATAAGATAGCTTTAGTACACCTTTATACTCAAGGATATGATGGAGAAAGTTTAACAAACTTTGAACTTAATTTAACTACTCCATCTATTATTGCTGAACAAGAAAAAATTAATCTATTAAAGGAAAAAGTAGCCCTAGCTAAAGAAATGCTAGATACTAAAATTATTCCTTCAGATTGGATTTATGATAACATATTCCAGTTTAGTGCTGACCAATATGATGAGTATAGAGACTTAGCAGTTGAAGATGCTAAACGTAACTTTAGAATCCAACAAATTACCGAAGAAGGTAATGACCCAGTTGAAACTGGACGTTCATATGGTACACCACATGATCTAGCATCTCTATATGGTAGAGAAAGATATGCTGATAATTCATTACCTGATGGATATGATGAAAAAGCTGAATTAGGTAGACCAAAAGAAAAAGCATCTAATATCAATACTCAACAAAATGCTTTAGGTAGAGATAGACTAGGTCGTCAAGATAATAAAAAAGATGACCAAGAAGGATATGGCACACCTAACTACAAAGGAGGTTCACCTTTAGCATTAGAAAGTAAAAATAAAGCTTTACTAGAGTCATTAAGTAAAGAGATAGTTTACGCTAAAAATAAATCAGCTGAATCATTATTAGATGAGTCTAATCTGACTGAGTAAATATCTTTATATATTTATAATAAATCCTAGATAGAATGAATATTAAGCATTCAAAATATAAAAATACTGGTATTCTTTTTGAACTGCTTGTTAGACAAATAACAGCAGATACTCTTAATGGAGGTCAATCCCAGGCCTTAAATATTATTAAGAAATACTTTGTAAAAAGTGAATTAGGGAAAGAATTAAAATTATATGAAACTTTAAATAAGACTAATAAAGTAACTGAGGCTAAAGCTAATATTTTAATTCAAACTATTCTAGAGTCATCTAAGAAACTTAATAGATCATCTTTACGTAGACAAAAATATAACTTAATTAATGAGATTAAGGAACATTATGATCTAGATGAGTTCTTTAAAACTAAACTTACCAATTATAAGCCTTACGCTGCTTTATATACTTTAATTGAAGCAGAATATACAACTGATTCAACTAATCCTACCCAATTAATTGATAATAAGTTTACACTGTTAGAACATTTATCAACCTCAGTTGTTAAGGAAGAAAAAATAAAAGATGAAGTTCTACAAGAATTTCAAACTTATGATAAGGATATAAGAATGTTAACTTACAAAATCTTATTAGAGAAATTTAACGGTAAATATTCAAACTTATATGAGTCACAAAAAGAAGTACTTAAAGAATTTATTACTTCAGTTGACTCAACCCCTAAACTAAGAACATTCTATAATAATAGAATTCAACAACTTAAAGAAGAGTTGGCTATTATTAATAAAAATGTAACAGATAAGGCTGTTCAAATTAAACTAAATGAGGTATTACCTCTTATCGTTGAAGTAGATAAAACACAACCTATTAAAAACGAGAATATAGTTGACCTACTCCAATATTGTGAATTAGTAGAAGAACTTAAAATAGCCAATGGATCAATTGTCAAATAAAATTAAGGAAGCCATCCGTGGTAAAAAATTTAAACTCGTACCTACTCCTGGTAAAGAGGATGAGTTTGAGTCTGACGTTGTTTATGTTCCTGATTTTGAAATGCTTGTAAAAGACCTAAACAGAGCTTTAGAGACTTTAGAAGGCATTCGTACTACTGATGAAATAAGAAATGATTCTGAATTTTTAAGATATATTAAAGAATATAGAGATTTAAGAAATAAAATTAGAACCCACCTGAGAAAAAATTACCCAGTTGAATATAGTGCTTTAAAAGGTCTATTTGAAATGACTGGTACTGGTGGTGGTCCTGGAGCTAGTGGTTTCCAAGTAGGACAAGGT